GGCGCCGAGCGTGTAGCCCTCGGCCTTGCGCAGTTTGTCGCGGAAGACCATCACGCCCATGAAGACCTGGGTGCGGATCTCGGTGATCGGGCCCAGCTTGACGCCCAGGGCGGACCAGGCCTTGCGTAGCCGCTTCTCATAGCGCCGGCGCACCTGGGCCACGCCCCGGCTGTCGCCGTCGTCGGTCTTGGGGTTGAAGCTGCTTTCACGGTGAACGATCGCCAGGAAGGTCTTGAGCTCGTCCTCGATGCAGAGGTGGGCCGTGGCCTCCTCGGCGTTGACCACCACCTCGGCGACGTGATCGAGATTCACGCAGGCGGGGAGGCAGCCGGCGTAGAACTCCTCCAGCCTTTCGTAGGGCGAAGGCGTGAAGGCCGGCGCCGTGGCCGCGGCGTGGGAGGGGGGGGCCAGGCGCAGCAGCCCGAACAGGCCGGTGCCCGCCAGCACCGCGAGGAGCGTGACCACCACCAGGCCGATCAGCAGCGTGAAGAATGAAGGCTCGAAGGGGTCCTTGCTCATGCGGCCTCCTTGGGCTTGGCTCGGCCGCGGATCCAGTCGGCCGCGGCGCTGAGCAGGTTGCGGGCCTGGTAGCGCTCGCAAAGGTAGACCCACGCCAGCACCGTGTGCGCGCCGAAGCCGCCGATGGTCCACCAGCCACCGGCGGGCAGCGTGTCGGCCTGCAGCGCGCGGGCCGTGATGTTGAAGGCCAGCGGCGTGGTGACCAGCGCCCAGATGCCGGCGGGGGTCAGCAGGTGGACCGTGAGCACGCGGAAGATCGCGTACCAGAGGCAGGCGTACCAGGCGTCCTTGCCCAGGACCGGGGCGTAGGCCAGGCGCTCGCGCTCCAGGTCCGCCTCGTTGTTGACCTGCTTGGCTTCAATGCGTCGCTTGAACATGGGGCGCTCTCCTCACGCGGCCGGGTTGATGTGCCACCAGACTTCCTCGCCGCAGTCGATGGCCTGCTTCACCAGCGCCTTCACCTTCTCCACGGCCGGCCGAGACGTGCCGCCCACGATCCCGCCGCCGTCCTCCTCTTTGTCGGTGATCGCCATGCCCAGCAAAGGGCAGCCCTCGGTGTCGGCGTCGTCGTTGCCGGCGTGGACGCGCACGCCCACAAAGCCGGGCACGAGGTTCAGCGTCATGGTGTCGGCGCCGAAGCGGGGGCTGTGCTCCAGCGTCAGGCGATAGCGGCCGGCGGGGATGGCGGTCTTGCCGGCCACCTTCCACTCGGAGACGGGCCGGCCGGCGATCTCGCGCACGGCGTCCTCCAGCGTGTAGCAGAGGCGCTCGTTGCCGAGCCAAAGCTCGCCGAGCGTGGTGTCCTTGACCGTGGGGCGGCGCCTGCAGATCAGCTCCATGTCGTCTCCGTAGTGGAAGGTGGGCCCTGGGCTATTCGCCCTTGGTGCCGAACAAGGCGCGGGCCTTGGCCATGCCGGCGCTGATCCAGCCTTGCACCGTGGCGGTCAGCTTATCGCCCAGCTCGGTGGCCAGGTCGGGGTTCTCCTTGCGCCAGCCCTCGGTGGCCGCCTGCAGCGCCTCGTTGAGGCCCTGGGCGTGCTTGCTCTGGACGAGGTACTGCCGGCGCCAGGCCTCGGTGCCGTCCTCGTTGGTCGCCGCCACCGTGACGGCGTAGCCGCTGTTGCCGGCGCGCTTGATGCCTTCGATCGTGAAGCTGGGGATCATGACTGCTCCTTGATGGGGGTGAACCGCGGGCTATTCGTCCGCGGGCTTGGGGGTGTTCTTGGGGGGCGGGGCCAGGGCGGCGCCGTCCTTCTTGGCCGCGGCGACGGCCACCAGCTCAGCGTCCTTGCCCGTGCGGTTGACGCGGTAGGTCTGCCGGCCGATGGCCTTGCCGTTCATGCTCATCTCGACTTCCACGTCGGCCTCGCACTGGCCGTGTTGGGTGACCTTCAGGATCTTGACGCTGATCTCGGCGGTGATGCTCATGGGTGGTGCCTCCTATTCTGCTTGCGGGTCGAAGCCCGTTTCGGTGAGCCAGGTCTCGAAGGCCGCTCTGGCCTCCTCGCGCAGCTCGGCGGTGTCCTCGCTCTTGGCGGCGCAGTCGCTGGTGATGTACTTGCCCGCGATCCGGTAATCGTGACGGATGATTACCTGCGCCTCTTGCTGCTCAGTGCTGATGTAGACGATGGCCACGGCCGCCTCCTATTCGGTGTAATCGATGCCGCTGACGACCATCGTGCCAGCGTTGCTGCTGGGATTGACGATGGAGAGCGTGTCGCCGGCTTCCAGCACGAGGTTGTCGGCGCCCCCAGCCATATCATCCGCGCTTTCGGCGCAAAAATTGCAAACCCGTTCACCACCACCGTTATTCCTGTAATACGCGACCGTCCTCCCGTTGGCGCGCAGGTAGGTATCCTGCGCCGAAGCATTGTGGTCAATGCGGCTAGAAGCCTGCTTGATGAGGTAGCGGTGCCCGGCTGGGACCGTCAGCAGCGTGACCGTGCTGCCGGCCGCGATCGAACCGTTGAAGAATTTTGCGAGGATGTACCCGGCCATGTCCGTCTCCTAAAGGGCGGTGAGGAACATCAGATCGCTCGACTTGAAAAAGTCGCCGACCGTGAGCGTTCCGGTGATCACGACGTCCGCGTTCACTTGGACGTCGTCGTTGAAGGTCGAAGGGGCCGCCACCGTCAGACCGTTGATGTTCAAGTTCTGGGGAGCCAGCACGCCGTCGGTGAGCGTGGCCTTCAAATAGTTGAGATCGACGACGGTGTCGATCCAGAGATCGGTGCTGACCGGGGCGTCGACGGCCACGCGGGTGTCGTCGATGTCGGTCCAGGGAACCTTGGGAAGCAGGGCCATGCTCTCCTCCTACGGAGTGATGTAGTAGCCGTCGCTGCCGTCGCCCATCACGCCCTTGGTGGCGTTGATCTTGCGGCTGATGAAGCAGTAGTTGCGCTGCAGCGGCGTGGCGGCTGAAAAGACGGGGAAGTTGACGGGCGGCTTGGCGCTGGGGCTGATCGCGCCGTACTTGCGGCCGTAGCTGTAGCCGGTGTTCAGCAGCGTGTAGCGCTGGGTGGCTTCCAGGTAACTGGGCGTGATTTCGATCAGCTCCATGAGCTGGGCCTGGATCCCGATCTTGCCCGTAGCCAGGTTGGGGACGAAATCCGAGCTGAGCGGCACCACGTCTCCCAGCTCTAAAAGCCGCTTCGAGAAGAATGCGGTCGCTTCCAGCACCGGGGAGGGGAAGGCGAACCGCTTCAAGAAGCGCACGGCGTATCCGTCCAGCCGGGTCTGCCGCATGTCGGTGGGGCCGGTGCCCACGTGGATCCCGCGGCTCTGCAGCGCGCGGGTCTTTGTGGTGTCGAAGGTGACCTGGCTGTTGCTCTCCTCGTAAAGCGCCCGGCTCAAGTATTCGTTGAACCTGAAGTCCCAGTCGTACTTGATGTCGATCTCGTTGAAAAAATAGGTCTGCAGGACATTGCCCTTGAACGTCGGCGGCCCGATCAGCGCATCGTCGTTCAGCTCGGGCGCAATGGCATTGGGCAGCGGGGGCGCGTAGACCTTCACCGAAATGCGGCCCAGGTTGTCGGTGGTGGGGTAGGCGTTGCAGAAGGTGAATATCTGCTCCTCAAGGAATTTCTTGCCCTCGACCTTTTCGAACTCGGTGAAGCGAAAATCGAAGCCCGCCAGCCAGCGATCCCTTTCGCTCTCGAATTTGGCGACGTCGATGTCGGCGTGGTCGATGCCCAGCCCCGCGCAGGCCGGCAGCACGTCGTAGGGACCGTTGGTGCCCAGGCCGGTGCTCGTCAGGATCTGCAGCGCCAGCGTCAGCGCGTTTCCGGCCAGGTAGGCCAGGTTGACCACCTCTGCGTCGACGCCGTGCGCCGCGGCCACGGTGCCGAGCTGGCCACGGACGCAGCCCGTGAAGGTCGTCAGCGTCTTGCCGGTGTAGCTGATCACTTCGTCGTCGATCTTCAGGTACAGCACGCCGCCCGTGGCCGCTGGAAAAGGACCGGTCCCCGCCACCGTCAGCGTTGCGTCGCCGGCGCCGGCGGCCACGGTCAGCTTGGTGAAGGCCTCGAAGATGTCCTGCTTCTCGTCCTTGAGCCGCGTCACCACCTGGATCTTCCACGTGGTGTTGTCGCGCTCCAGCGTGTAGTCCAGCACGCGCCCGGTGAAGACCGTCACGTACTCGCTCTCGTCCAGCTCCAAGAATCCGCTCTTGATCGTGACCACGCGGTTGGCGAGCTGGTACTCGAAGGCCAGCTTGGTGATCTCGCCGTCCTTGTCCAGCACGCTGAAGGTGGCGTTGCCCAGGCTGGAGCGGCCCTCGTCCACGGTGATCTGGCTGCCCGCGCCGTCGATGGCGCTCAGGTAGACCTTGGTGGGGCCGCTGGGGTTGCGCACCGGCTGCGTGGAGAAGCGCGTGGGGATGCCGGCCAGCTCCACCAGGTAGACGGGCTGGATCGCGCTTCGTTGAAGGACGCGCCCGTAGCGCGTGTTGACCTGCTGGGTCACAGCGCTTCCTTAAAGCTGATGGTGGCGTTCCAGCGGCGCCGGCGCAGGTTGGCCAGGCTCACCTGCAGCACCTTGTCGGTGGTGATCGCGGCCGGCCAGTAGAGCAGGTCGCGGATCTCGTCGCCGATCTCGAAGGGCGAAATGAAGAAGCTGTCCGCCTCAAGGTAGGGGCCGCTGCGCCCGACCACCTTCTTGGTGTCGCGGAACTGCCCGGTGGCCGTGCGGATCACCAGCAGGCTGCCCTTGTTGGCGCCCACCAGCGAGGCGGGCTTGAAAAGGGTCTGGGCCGCAGACACGATCGCCTCAGCCAGCGTGCTGCGATAGGTGCCTCCCTCGTCGATGGCGCAGCCGAAGACCTCGCCGCGCTGGGCCGTGGACCACCACCGCATGAGCGCGTTCTTTTCGTCCTCGGTCAGGTCGGTGATCGTGAAGCTGACAATGTCGCGGTCGTAGAAGAACACGCTTTGGTTCTTGCCGCTGTTGCTCTCTTTGTCCTGCCGGTTGGCGGTGGGGCGGATGTCCAGGCTGACCGGCCGGCGCCCGAAGCGGTAGACGTGCTGGGCCCAGCGGTCGCCCGTGGAGAAGCTCAGCACGGCGCCCCAGAAGTAGGGGCTCTGGCCGTCGGGACGCGTGATCGTCACGTAGCCGTTGAAGGGCGAGTCCTGGGCTGTGGTGTCCACCTGGGCCAGCCCGCTTGCGGCCGTGGCCTGTCCGACCAGCGTGCCGTCGGACAGGTAGACCTTCACCATCTGGCCGCTATCCAGGTGCGTCACCGTGAAGTCGGCGAACTGGCAGACTTGGATCGAATCGAAGTAGCCGAAGGCCGAGGTTCCGCTGTAGACGCTGCAGCCGATCTTGGTCTTGGTCAGGGCCGTGGCGATCGCCGCGCCGCCCACGCTCACGCCGTCGATGGCCAGGTCCACGCTGCCCAGGGACTGCTTGATCGTGAAGCGCCGGTAGTCGGTGGTGCGGGCCACGCCGCTGTCGCTGCTGACGCCGTTGACGATCTTGGTGTAGTTGACGGTGCTGACGCCCAGGTCCACGCCCAGGCCGAAGATCTGGCCGCCCGTGGTCTCCCAGATCGCGAAGGGGGTGAAGCCGCCGGCGACGATGCTGCTGTCGTCGTAGAACCAGGCCACGCCGAACTGGAAGGCGCCGGTGATCTTTTGGATCTGGGGATAGGTGGTGTCCAGCTTGAGGCTCTTGAGCCCGTCCACCGAGACGTCGCTGCTGATCTGGGGCGTGCCATTGAGCAGCGTCCAGTTTTGATCGCTCATGAAATTCTCGGCCTCGAAGCTCTCAAAAAGGAGCAGGCCGTCGCTGAAGCGGGGGAAGCTTTGCAGGATCGTGCCGGGCATGGTCAGCTCCCTGCCGTGGTGGTGGAGACCAGGCGCACGTCGCGGTTCTCGACGGCCTCGCTGATCTTCATGGCCAGCCGGTCCACGAAGGCCGGCTCGCCGTACATGTCGCCGTAGATGTTCACGCGCACCGTGCTCTCGGGCCGGGGGGCAGCCGCGGGCTCGGCCGCGGCACCGCCTCCAAAGTCGCCACCGCCAAAGCTACCGCCACCACCGCCACCGACCGAGGGGGTCGAGCCTGCCCCGCCACGGATCGCGGCCTTGGCGGCCTCGCCGACGCCGGCCACCAAGCCCGACAAGACGGCGCCCGTGGCCAGGCCCAGGAAGCCCTTGCCGGCGACCTCGGTGATCCAGGCGCGGGCCTGCCCGGCGATGATGCTGGCCTGGAGCTGCTGGACCAGGCTGTCGATCACCACGTCGGTGATCTGCTTCCAGGCTTCCCTTTCGCCGGCGACCATGCGGCCAGTGATCGCGCCGATGGCTGATCCAAAGGTGACCGCAGCCCTGAATTGCTCCTCGTACTGCTTGGCCTGGAATGCTTGCCGCTGGGCCGCAGCCCTCGCATCCAAGGCTGCCAGCAGGGCGTTGCGCTGCTCGGCCGTCTGGATTTCATGCTCGTACTTCGCCAGGGTGGCGGCCTTGTAGGCGGCGATCTCGGCTTCCAGGCGCAGCGCCTCATCGGCCTGCATGCTGGCCTGGATCTTGGCGGTCTCGGCGTTCAAGTCCTGGATGGCCTGCAGCAGCTCGCCGTTGATCTCCTTCACGGCGGCGATCGTCTTTTTGCCGGTGATCTTGACCTGGGCGGGCTTGTTCTCGTCGGCCATTTCCTTCCAGGCCGCGCTCGCGCCGTCCTTCAATTCCTGCCAGCTCGCCTTCAGGAGGTTCATGTCGCCGGTGACCAGGGCCGTGATCGCGCCGATCAGGGCGGCCAGGCCGCTGCCGACCAGCTCTTTAAGCGCCAGGGTGAAGCGCCGGGTGCCGTCGACGATCGCGTTGAAGATCGGCAGCACGAAGGTGCCGACCTGCTCGGCGATGTCCATCAGCGTGTTTTTCAGCTTGTCCAGCTCGGCCTGGGTGGTCTTTTCCGTGGTGGCCAGATCGCCGAAGCGCCGGCCCAGCTCCTCCAGCACAAAGTCAGCGTCCTTCGCGTTTTTGCCGGTGATGCCAAAGGCCTTGGCGAGCTGCATGGTGTCGCGCTCGCTGCCGGCCGCGGCCTTTCCGATCTGATCGGCGACGTCGTTCAGGTCCCTGCCCGTGGCCACGCTGATGCCCATGACCGTCTGCAGGTTGGCCTGGGCCACGCCCAGATCGCCGGTGCGCTGGATCAGCACGTTCAGGCTCTCGTCCAGGTCGCCCTTGCTGAATCGCGAGAGCGCGCTCAAGGCCTGGGTGGTGCCGTTCACCTGCTCCTTGACGCGGTCCCAGCTCAGGCCCGTGCTCTCGATGCTCGTCTTAAGCTTGAGCTGGGATTGCTCGGCGCGGCTGGCCTCGTCCACCGCCGTCTTGTAAAAGGCCAGCACGGCCGTGACCGTGAGCGCTCCCTTGACCTTGCCGATGGCGTCGGCCCAGGCGTCGTTGCCCTTCTTGACGCCCTCGGTCTCCTTTTGGAGCACGCGCATGTGCTCAGCCGCCTCGGTGAAGCCGGCCTTTTGGAGCTGCGACGCGATCGTAAGAGTCAGGGTTTGGTTGGGCATGGCTCAATCCGTGTTTTTGAAGACCATCTTGGTGGCGCCGGGCTCGCTCTCCTCGGGGGCGTTCTTTTCGTTCCAGCGGGCGCGCACGGCTCTCCAGGTCTCCAGGGGCATCTGCCAGACGCTGCCGCGGTGCAGCGGCGTTCCGATGTAGGCGCCGAGCTCGATCAGCTCGCCGATGAAGCTGAGCTCGCCGGGCGCGGCGCCTGTGATTTTCCCAGCTCGTCCTCGCTCAGCTCGAAGGCCTGCCGGTATTCCGTCCAGATCTCGGCCGTCAGCCGGGGGTCCAGCGCGTGGGCCTCCTTGTTGGTCAGGGCCCGCGTGACGGGCTCGACCAGGGCCAGGCGGCCGTTGCGCTCCTCGGCCTTCTTGAGCGCGCACTCCACGCGCTTGGCCAGCAGGTAGGCGTTGGTGGTGAACTCGATCGCCTCGGCGCGGGCCCGCTGTCCGTCCTCGGTGATCTCCTCGGGCAGGCTGGCCTCCAGGTGGCGCCGGGTCTTGAAGTAGTAGGCGTGGCACTCGGCGTCGTCGGAGACCGTCAGCGGGGTCAGGATCCCGCGCAGCACGTCGTTGGTGGCCGTGGCGGTGCGCTGCTTCAAGTCCTGGAGCTGGGCCCGGATCAGCTCGGGGGCCACGGCCCGCTGCTGCAGGCGCGCCCGCAGAAGGGGCCGGGCCGCCCAGCGGATCAGGCGCTGCAGCCAGGCAGGAAAAAAGGCCGGCAGCTTGAGCGCCGACTGGGCCACGATCTCGTCGCCCTGGGTCAGCACACGCTCAAGCCGCGCGGCCTCGTCCTTCAGTCCGTGGATCAGGTGCTTGTGGCGATGCACTGCGATGGGGTGCTCGGTGGTCGCCAGCTTGGCGGCAGCCGAGGCCAGTGTCTCGTCCATGTGGTCCTCCTTGGGCCACGGCCGCCCAAAGCTGGGGCTCTGGGCGGCCGGGCGGTTTGCGTTAATTGAAAAGGCCTCCTCGATTTAATCCAGGGGGTTGTGGAGCCCTTCTCACGGCTGGTAGAAGGTGAACAGCTCCCAGGCGTGGGTGGCCGGGTCCTCGTTGACCGAGAACTGGGTGCCCGCGCTGTTGAACAGGAACGTGTCGATCGTGGCGGGGTTGTCGACCGTGCCCACGATCGCGCCGTCGCGCTTCACCAGCCCGTAGTCCAGCCCGGTCTGGGGCAGCTTGAAGGCCGCGTTGTCCAGGGTCACCGTCCAGGGGCCGGCGCCGCTGAAGGTCTTGTCGTTGGGCGCGGCGAAGACGCCCGACGTGTTCTGCAGCGGGGGCCGGGCCGCCGTGGTGCTGGGCAGCTCCAGCACGTCGATCGCGCCGCCCACGGCCGTGTTGAAGCTGAAGCGCTCGCCGTTGGAGCGGTTGCTCACGTAGCCGTTGTAGGACGTGATCGCGCCGGCGGGGGCGGGCACCGTCACGGTCACCTTGTTGGTGTTGGTGCCCGTGGGGATGTGGATCGCGGCCTCGTTGCCGGCCAGCGTCTCACCCGCGGCCGTGACGGCCGTGAGCTGGACGTAGACCGTGTCGCCGCCGGTCAGGAAGCCGCCGGCGTTGGCCGTGGCCAGGGCCGGGTCGGCCGGGGCCGCCTGCTGGGTGGTGGCCCCGCGGGCGCGGGTGTACTGCAGCGCCAGGCCGGGGAAGATGATGCCGTTCAAGCACTCGAAGTCCAGCGAGCGCTTGGCGCCCTCCTTCACCGTCTGCTGGAAGGGGTTGCCCGTGGGGGTGCAACCGTAGAGCAGCATGCAGCCCTTGATCTTGCCGTCCAGGCCCATCAGGTTCATGAAGACCTGGAAGTCGGCCAGCGTGGCCGGATTCAGCATCTGGGTGACGGACGCGGGGTCGATGTCCATCAGGGCGGCGCTGATCTGGCCCTGGTTGCTCTCCAGGTAGCTGATCTTGCCGCTGCCGCCGTCGAAGGTGGTGTAGGTGAGCGCGTCGACCAGGTTGTCGAACTCGGGCACCCGCTTGTTGCTCAGCTTCGGCGTGAACTCGAAGCTGTCCACCAGGTTGGGGCGGATGACGCCGTGGGTCTTGGTGACCAGGCGGATCTGGTTGCGCTGGCCGGTGAAGATGGACAGCGGATTGCGTGTGTCAGCGGGCATGGCCTTCCTCCTAGTTTAGCTCGTACCACTCCAGCCGCATCAGCAGCCGCAGGGTGTGAATGCTCGGCGCGTTGGCGTCGGGCGGGATGTAGATCTCCTGGATCGCGTTCTCCTGCTCCAGGGGGCAGCGCAGGATGATGCCGGTGAGCGCCTGCGCGTTCTCGAAGTCCTGGATCTCGCAGGCGTCCACCGCCACAACGCCGGTCTCGTCGTTGGCCACGCCGGCCTGTTCGATGGCGGCGCGGATGCGGTCTCGGATCTTGTAGACCTTGCGCAGCGCGTCGACATCCACGCTCGCGTCGGCCTTGATCTCGATCTGCAGCAGCATGGTCTGCAGCGTGCCGTGCTTGGCCGGGGCCGCGACGGGGTAGGCGCTCGCGGGGAAGACGTTCATGCCGAAGGCCGAATTGCCCGGCTGGAAGTACTGCAGCTCGCTGACGCCCACGCGGGTGAAGGTCTCGGGGTTGGAGACGTCGCTCAAGAAGGCGTAGACGAAGTCGGCGTTGCCTGCCGTTGGGGCCTGGGCCACCAGCCAGGCCTTGAAGCTGGCCAGGGCGTTGCGCTTGCCCGTCGGGTTGGTGTAGCTGCTGCTGATCGGCATTTCAGCTCTCCGGCTTGGGCTCGTCGCTGTAGCGCGGGGGGATCCAGCCTGCCTCGCGTGAGGCCTTCAGGAACTCCTCGAAATTCTTGTTGATGATCCTGTTGGCGTCGATCGCGGCCCGGTCGAAGTAGCGGCTGTACTCGTTGACCGCGTAGGCGTAGGCCACGTTGCTGCCGACGGTGGTGATCAGCGTGCCGTCGGTGAAAAAGCCCTCGCGCTTGCCCTGGCTGATCGCCGCGGCGTCCAGCCGTGCGGCGCCGCCTCGGTCGCCGATGGCCAGGCTGCTGTCGCCCATGAAGCGGCTGTAGGCGGCTGACTTGCCGTGCCGGTCCAGGTAGGGGGTCCAGCTCCCGCGCAGCCGCCCGGTGTCCACGGGGGTGTAGCGGATCAGCGCGATCAGGATCTCAAAGACCGTTTTGCGGTGGACCTTCAGCGCGGCCAGCTCGAACTCGCGGTGCGCCCCGTCCATGTACTTGACCATCTGCTGCAGGGTGTCGTCCTTCAGCTCGGCCGTCTCGGTCTGCATGGTGGCCGTGATCGTGAACATGGGGCCGCCCTTCTAGGCCTTGGCCTGCCGCAGCACCACGCTCCAGTAGTACTGCCCGCCGTAGTGGATGCGCTCGGCGTGGCCGACGATCTTGTACTCGCGCCCGCGGAACACGATCAGGTCGCTGTAGCGGCCGGCGCTTTGCAGGTCGCCGCCCTGGGCCCCGTTGGCGCCGCCCTCGGCGCCGTAGACCTGCTGCCGGAACTGGGCCTTGATGTCGCCGGCCTGGTAGAAGCCTGTGGCGCTTGCGATCTCCTGGGCGGTGAGCGCCTCGATCAGCGCCGTCGCCTGGATCGAAAGATACTGCTTGGTGGGGGCCACGCCGTCGACCGGGTTGCCGCCCACGGTCGCCGAGAAGCGCTTGATGACGACCTGCTCCTCGAAGGCCTGGAAGGTCTCGGCCATCGCCTCGTCGAAGAACTCGCCGTCGGGGAAGCCGGTGCTGGGGACCATCACCATGTCAGCGCCTCGGCTCCCAGTACCGCGTGCCGCGCGCCGGGCCTGTGTAGGCGAAGGCGGGGGCCTTGTTCTGATCGAAGCGCTCGGGCACCGCCAGGCGCAGCTTCTCGGCCTGGGCCTCCCAGTCGTCGGCCTGTTCCATGAACTTGCGGCTGACCTGATCCTTGTTGAAGCTCTTGTTGCCGGCCTGGGCGCTGTAGTACCAGTGCGTCAGGCTGGCCAAGGCCCGGCTGGCCTGGGCGGCGCAGTACTGGACCACGGCGGGGGCGTAGGCCGGATCCCAGGCCACGGCTTCGGTGACCAGCGCCACCTCGTGGGTGGAACCGATGAAGCCGGCGGCCGTGCGGTAGAAGTCCAGCCACTCGGCGTCGGTCGCCATCTCGAAGTAGTAGCGGACCTCAACGGTGAGCTGGGCGGCCGGAGCCACGGCCACGCTGACCAGGCCGGCATCCTTGTCCAGGACGGTGATCGGGGTGTCGGTGCCGCTGATGTAGATCTTCACGTCCGTTGGGGCGCCGTCGGCCGCCTGCAGCAGGTTGCGGTTGCGGACCTGGAAGGTGGTGTTGGCCCCGTTGGCCTGCTCGTTCAGGAACTCGCGCACGTAGTGCCCGTTCTTGCGGTCGTGCATCAGCCCGCGCGCGCGGTCGATGATGTTCTCGACGGTCAGGCTCATGGTGTCAACGTCCTTTCGTCAGGAGCGTCAGCGCCAGCAGGAAGATCGAGACCAGCATGCCGCCGAAGGTGGCCATGATCCAGAACTGCAGCCGGTCCAGCCGGTCGGCCACGGTCTTGATCTCGATCTGGGCGGCTTCGACCCTCGTCTCGACCTGGGCCATGCGCTCGGCCATCGACGCAGCGGGGGCCATTACCGGGCCCCGTAGTTGCCGCTGGCCTGGGCCGCCTCGAACTCGGCCTCGCTGATCATCTCGACCAGGGGGTCGGCGGTGATCGCAGCCTGAACGGTGGTGTCGGTGACGGTCCACCGGCAGGCGTAGTGGGTTCCGTCTTGGTGCTGGAGCACCTCGCGGACGCCCGGCAGGCTGTCGGGCGCGAGCGCGTCCTGGCCCAGGGGATAGCGGAAGCAGTACTTGGGCATGGCCTACTCCTCAGCTTCAAGGGTCAGGAAGATCCCGCCCAGGGCGTTGATCTGGCTGTTGGTGCTGCCCTCGTTCAGGAACTCAATGCCGAAGCAATCGCCGGCGGCCAGGGCAATGCTCAGGCCCGTCGCCGTGTAGGCGGCGAAACGGTCGCTGCCCAGGTTGTTGAACACGTCCGCGTTGGTGACGTTGAACGTGATCGTGCCCAGCAGCGTGCGGGTGCTGTAGTTCACGCGGTAGACGTTGAATTTGGCCGTGGCGGGGGACGTGAACGTGCCCGTGCCCACGGCCGCGTGCGCGACCTTCAGCGTGGCCCGCTTGATCGTCATGGCCGCGATGGCCAAGAGCGGATCGGGGCCCCCGTTGTTGATGCCGGGGTCTCCGCTGCTTGTGGTCGGTTTTAGTCCGCCAGGATTGCCCGTGGTGCTGTTGGCCTTGCTCAGCAGGCCGACCGTACTGCTCGCATTGCCTGGCAGGCTGGCCATGAAGTGATGCTTGACCGTGGAACCGCCGCCCGCAGCGGCCCAGGCGGGGATGCCGCCCGAGACGGTCAGCACCTGGCCCGCCGTGCCGATGGGCAGACGGGCATGGGCGCTGCCGTTGTAGTAGATCAGGTCCCCGTTGATGAGGCTGGGGGCCAGGGCCGTGAAGGCGGCCGAGGCGTTGTTCTGGCCCGTGCCACCGTTGCCCACGCTCAGGACCGCCCCGCCCAGGGTGTTCTTGTCGATGTTGGCGGGCACCACATCCAGGCTGATCTGCTCGTTGCCGGCGGGGTTGAGGATGGTCTTGCTCAGCTTCGTGCTGCCGGCCACCAGCTTGTTGGTGAGGAAGTCGGCGGTGGTGTCGGTGGCGCTGATCTTGACCTTCTCATCCGTGGTGCTGCCCGTGGCCCAGGCCGGCAGCCCCCCGCTGACCGTGAGCACCTGTCCGGCGGTGCCGATGCCCAGGCGCACGCGCTTGGTCCCATCGTAGTAGACCAGATCCCCGTTGGTGGTCTCCGGCAGGATCGTGAAGCCGCCCTTGAGGATGTCGGTGGTGGCCGCGATCGAGGACGTGGCGCTGACGGGGCCCTGCAGGCTGATCGTGGGGGCGTTGAGGATCATGCCGCTGCCGACCGACGCAATCGTGACGCCGACGGCGTTGACGAAGAAGCCGCCCCCCGCCCCCGAGGAGTCCACGTTCACGTCGCCATCCATGAGGATGAATGCGCCGCTGGGCTCCTGGATCGTGACCACATTGGAGGCGTCGACCTTGAAGTAGTCGAAGCCCGCCTTCTGCAGGAACAGGTCGTTGGTGGCGTTGAGCGTGATCGTGGCGCCGACGATCTCGTTGCCGGCCACGTCCAGGTTGCCGCCCAAGCTCGGGGACGGGTCTGCCGCCAGGTCGGGGATGCCGCTGCTGCCGCTGAAAAGGGCCATCTTAAACCTCGCTGATCAGCTCGACGCCTTCGCCGTTGACCGTGGCGTCGATCCAGACCTTGTTGGCGTTGTCGACCTGCAGGCTGATCGCCTCGTTGGCGCCGAGGCTGAAAGCCACGGCCACGTTCTGGGCGTTGGCCGCGCTGTTGCCCACGCGGATACGGCCGGTGTTGGTGTTCTTGGCCTTGATCGTCAGCTTCTGGCCGGTGGCGATCACCTGGGCGGCCAGATTCACCGCCGTGCCGGCCACGGCCACGGTGCTCTGGGCGGTGTAGAAGGCCGAGGGGTTGGGGGTCCCGCCAGCCACGCTGACGGGGATCGCCGTGCCGCCGGCCACGCCCTGGATGTTGACGACGCGGTTGCCGATGGGGGCCGTGCCGGGCTCGCTCGTTGCTGAGCGCAGGATCTCGTCCATCATGGTCTCGGTCTCCTCAGTGGGCGATCTTGGCGCCCTGGGCCAGAAGCTGCTTGCGGGCCTCGTCCACCTTGAGCGGCTGGCCGGGCAGCACGCCGACGTAGGGCACCTTCAGCTTCTTGAAAACGGCGATCTTGGTGTCGCGCTCGGCCTCGTCCTCGGGGTAGTCCAGGGCCACGCGCTGGGTGGGGAACCAGAGGCTGACCGTCAGGCGGTTGTCCTCGTCGTCCTGCCAGTCGGGATGGCTCCAGTTGGCGATGTGGTAATTGTCGCCGGCGACCGCTTCCTCGGGGGTGGTCACCGGGCCACCGGCCTTGCCGCGGTAGCTCTTGGAGTCGGTCTCGTTGGCTTCCTCGTCCTTCCAGTCCTTGGTGGACCGAGCAGGGGCACGCTTGGCGGCCTTGGCCTTGGCGGGGCTCTTGGCGGAAAGGGTGCGGGCGGCCGGGCGGCCTGCCTCGGTGGTGCGCTTGCGGGCGGTGCTTGCGGGCATGATGGGTGCCCTCCTCTAAAAAGAAACTGGGGGGCCGGGGCCGCGGCCCTGGCCCCCCAGGCTTTCTGTCCTCGGGTGTGGTCAGCCCTTACTGGGAGCCGGCCACGCTGCCGTTGTTGCCCAGCCAGCAGAACCGGGCGTCGACGAAGTCGAACTCCCAGCGGCTGCGGCTGCGCCAGCGGATGCTGTCCAGGTCGAAGGACGCGCCGCTGTTGGGGATCTCCTGCACGACGCTCATGGGGACGCGGCGCTGGAACACGGGGCCTTTCTTCTTCTCCATCATCACCCACGCCCAGTCGCGGAAGAAGTAGTTGACGGAGAAGGACACCAGGCCCTTGAAGGTGTTCTTGGCGAAGGCGCCGGCCAGGCCGCCCGCGGTGGCCGTGGAGGCGGTCTGCCCGCTGAGGCCCTGCACCGCCGGCCAGTAGTCGCTCTCGATCAGCGTGCGGGCGTTCTGGTCGTCCTGGGTGCTGACCACCAGGTGGTTGGGGCGGCAGAGGATTTTGATGCCCTTGGGATCCAGCGCGTTCATGAGCGCCGCCCGGCCCTGCTTGAAGGTGACCGCGTTGAGCTGCGCGAAGGCAGCGGGGCGGTTGCCCTGGCCGGTGGTGTACATGTTGGTGCTGTAGGGCGTGGTGATCACGGTGCCGGCGGCGTTGCGCGTCCGGTACTGCGACGCAGGCACCACGAAGTCGGCGACCGTGTAGTTGCTGAGGCCCTGCAGGCGGCCGGCGACGTAGATCTCCTCGATGATGCGCTGGGCCTCGCCCAGGCTCTGGGCGCGGGTGCGGATCTGGCCGGTCTGGTCGTCCTCCCACAGCTCGGCCTCGAAGCTCTCACCGCCCATGAACTTGCGGTTGATGAGCTCGATGTCCTCGCCGCTGAGGGGCTGCTCCTTGTAGGGCTGCTGGGGGCGCGTCTGCTTGGGCAGGCTGGAGCGGTGCAGCGGCGCGTAGAACTCCTGCCGCTTGTCGCTCTGGACCTCCTGCACGTACTCCGGCCAGCTCACCGGGGTGCGCAGGTACCAGTCGTTGGCGATGACCTGGACGCCGGCGCGCAGGAGCTGCCCGAAGGCCGAGGCGGCCGTGGCCTCGCCCATCTCCACGAAGTGGTCCTGGGCGATGTTGGCCAGGCTGTCGAAGTCGTCCCAGCCCTCGCTGAGGAAAACGGGGGACAGCTCCTCGACCGTGGCGGCCATCGCCTCGTTGAGGCGGATGCCCAGGCCTTCCTTGCCGCGGGCTTCCTTCAGGTACTTCAGGTCGGCGACGCGGACGATCTTGCCCGAGCGCGCCTCCTGCAGGCGCTCGTTGCCGGCGCCCATCTGGCCGCCCAGGGCCTCGATGATCTGACGTGCGGTGATCTGTGGCATGGTGTAGGTCTCCTCTGAGGCGTCGGCTTACGACGCGAAGTCGGGGCTGGGCCAGTTGACGCGGATGCGCACCGGCACCTTCTGGGCGGCGGCCACGGTGACGTCGTTGCCGTCGTCGGGCCAGAAGAAGCCCACGATGTCGGCGACGGTGGTGCCGCCGGGCGCGGCCTTGACGACCGTCTGGCTGTCGGCGCCCAGGTACAGGGGGTCGCCCATCGTCAGCGTCTCGCCGGCCGTGCCGAAGAACTGGTGCAGGCCGCCCAGCGCCGCGCTGACGCTCGGGTCGGGGGTCACCTGGCCGTTGTCGATGTTGCTGCTGATCGGCCACTGGCCCATCGCCACGCCGCTGAACAGGTCGCCGTTGGCGGCGGCCACGAGCGGGCGGTGGGTCTTGGTGGCGGCGTCCCAGAACAGCATGTCGCCGGGGTTGACGGTGTCGGTGGTGGTGATCTTCAGGGGCCACGGGCCGACGAGGCTCTCGTAGCTGTAGTTGGGTGCGGTCATGGCTGCTTCTCTCCTTGGGTTGGAGCCGGCGGCTTAAACGCCGGCCTGCTGCTTGAGGGTGGCCAGGCTCTCGCTCAGCTTGGACGAGCCGCCCTTGTTCTGACCGCCCTTGGCGCCGGCGGGGAAGGCGACACGCCCACCGGCGGCCTCCACCATCGCCTGCACGCGCTCGATCTCGCGGCGCATCTCGCTCTCGCCCTTGCCGATCAGGTCGCCGATGCTGAGCAGCTTGGTGGGCACTCCCGCCTCGCTGAGCAGCTTGGTGGCCAGCTCCTTGTCGCGCAGGATCTGGAGCTCGATCTTGGCCTCGCGCAGCTCGGCCTTGACCGCCTTGATGTCCTCGCCCTGCTCGGCCAGGCTCTCGCGCACCCGCGAGGCCACGGCTTCGAACAGGCGCGGGGCCTTCTTGCGCAGGTCGTCGGCGGTGATGTCGCCGATGGCCTCGAAGATGTCCGCCTTCTTGATGGGCTCGGCGCTCTCCTTGCCCTTGGCCGCGGCCTTCACCTTGGCCAGGCGCTCGTTGTAGGCGTCGTCGGCTTCCTCGGAGCCCTTGGGCAGCAGCTTCTTGAGCGCGCCCATGTCGTCGTCGCCCTCGTCCGACTTCTTCTTGTCGTCGGCCTCGGCGGTGGCAGCGGTCTCGCGGAGCTGCTTGTTGAGGGTGTCGATCTTGGTCTTGGCCGCCTCGCGGGCCGCGTCGGTCTTGGCCTCGCCCAGCGCCTTGGTGGCCTCGGTGAGCTCGGCCGTCAGGGCCATCAGCTTTTTCAGCATGGTGCTTTCCTCCTTGGGTAGGTGCTGCGCCGTGGCGGCGCTCTCGGTCAGGGCCAGGAATGCACCGCCACGTGCAGGGCGGGTCACCACATCCACGCTGTCGGCCTGGCCCACTCCGACGATGCGATTCCACTTCTGGCCGCGGATCTCGGCCTGTCCCTCGCGCACGCCGCTGCCGCTGATGCTCAGGCCGCAGTACTCCTCGGCGCTATCGGGGAAGATCTTGCTGTATTCAAGCTGGGCCTCGACCTTGGCCAGGGCGTCGTTGCCGGCCCGGCTCTCGTCCAGCACCAGCGTGCCCTCGACCGCGGCGACCGGCTCGCCGGTCTTTTTGTCCCGCACCGCGACGACCTTGGTGTCGCGGTAGAAGCCGCAGAGCTCTCGAACATCGCCCTCGGGCCGGCTCTTGTACTCGGCCTCGCTCGCGTGGTTCAGGTAGGCGCGAGCCCCGTTGTACTTCTTGGCGGCGTCGGCGATGAAGTCGGCGGTGTAGTAGTTGCGGTCCCGCAGGTTGCCGGGGCCCTCGGTGATCAGGATGCACCGCACCGTGCGCTTCTTGCGGTCGACCTGGGCCTCGCGCAGGCTCACGAACTGGGGCTTGCTGTCGCGCCAGTCGCTCTCGGCCGCGGCGCGCAGGAGCTGGCCCATCTGGCCGCTCGCGCAGGCCTCCTCGGCCTCGGTGCTCGCCTCGCCGCCCAGCGCCTTGTAGCGCGTCATCACCTGGGCCCAGTAGCCGTCGCCCTGCTCGGGGCCGGCCTGGGTCTTGGCCTTGTCCCAGAGATCGTGGTTCTTGATGCCAGCGGGCATGGGGTCCAAATGAAAAAGGGGGCGGGGCCCGCGCTCGCCTCATCGGCTCTGCGCTTGGCACCGCCCCCATGCAGGTGGAGACAGCCTGTCTGCTTGAGCGTCATTTGTAGCATGGCCCTATATTCTGTGTCCAATGTTTTTTTCATACCGCCCGTGGGGTCAGGCCTCGCGGGTGCGGATTTCGTCAGGCTTGGCAATGCTTCCTGGCCTTTTGAGGGGCTCAGATATTTTTTTCGTTTCGGTCTCGCCGGGCACCGTTCCACGTGGAACGGACCAGGGGCCGGCCTGTCCGCGGGCTTTGTCTGCCAGCTCGGCGTCGATCTCGGTGCGGATGCTCCTGATCTCGCCGCCGAACTTGGAGACGGTGACCTTGCCCGTGGGCGTGCCGCGCAGCTCGGCGATCAATCGCGCTTCCTTGGGGTCCAGCTTCATGCCCGCCTCCTCAGAACCGGATCTGCCCGGCCTTCAACACGGCCCGGTGGTTGATGATCTTGAAGGACCACATCTGGGCGCCGGTGTTGGGGTTAGTGAAGTGGTGAAGCCCGGTGAAGCTGATGTCCTTCTTGGTCAGCTTGCGCTGCATGCAGATGTTGACCAGGTGCTCGCCCAGGGTCATGGTCAGCTCAAAGACCGCGGGGTACTTGGCGTTGAGCTGGGGCAGCCGGGCGTAGCCGCGCTTCAAGTACTCGGGCTCCTCGGGGGCGCTCAGGTCGAACTTGTCGTAGGTGAACTCCACCGCGATCTCGCCCGTGGGCGTCCAGTAGATGGTGCCCAGCTTCAGCGCCTTGGTGCGGTATCCCTTCTCGCGGGCCCAGGCTCCCACGGCGTTGGCGATCTTGAAGGCGAAGTCGATGAGCTGGGGCAGCTTGTGCTCGATGCGGCTCAGCGCCTCAAAGTGGTCTTCCAGGTCCCGCAGGTGGTCTTGGTCGTTCTTGAAGGCCCGCTCAATCAGGGCGGCGTCGGCCTTGGCCTTGGTGGTGGCCGCGGCCATCTCCTCCTCGGTGGGCGCCAGGCTGGCCTGGGCCGCCTCGGCCTCGGCCCGGTGCTCGGCCTTGTGGCGCTCCCACAGCGCCTCGAACTCGCGCTCGGTGGGGGCTGTGATCAACGCCTGGCACTGGGGGCAGGTGTGCTTGCGCGGCTGGATCTCGCCCTGATGGGTGGGCTCGTTCATCGCGGTGCTCCTGGGGTGGGGGGGAAGAAGCGGGCCAGCAGCCTGGCCAGCAGGCCCTTCTTGTCGGCGGGCTCGTCGGTGCCGTGGCCGTATTCGATGCGGCCGTAGTACTCGGTCAGGTGCTGCAGCAGCAGGACGCCGTCTTGGTGGGCCAGCGTCAGCGTGGTGCGGTGGCCGTCGTCGACGGCGATCACCAGGGCCCGCTGCTCGTCATGGTCCACGCTGATCATGGCTTCACGTCCTCCCAGCGGCTGTCCTTGATCCTGTCGGCGCCGACGGTGTCCAGCTTGCCGTCGTCGCCGCGGGCGATCACCCAGCCCGTGCCCTGGAGGGTCACGCCGCCGCCCACCACCACGCCGCTCTTGGTCTCGCCGCCCAGCGTGTAGAAAACGCGCAGCATCAGCGCCAGCGCCAGCATCGTCTTTTTCATGGTCACCTCGAAAGCTCAACGTCCATCTCGCCCGTCCGCTTTTCGAGCCAGCGCTCGAACCGCTCGGGCTTCACGATCGTCCACTCGCCGTCGGCGTCGCGGATGCCGCGGGCCGTCTTGTCCAGAGCCTCGGGCATGTCCAGCCCGATCAAGTCCTTCCACTTCTTGAGCCTGGGCACCTTGGTGCACCTGCAGTTGGGGTGCAGGGGCACGTCCGTGCTGTTGCCCCAGGGGTCGTTGCCTGGGTTGCTGGCCTCGATCTCGGCGTCGCTCAGGCCCTCGCGCCGCATGCACCAGGGGCACAGGCGGTCGTCGGGCGTCACCAGCCACTCGGTCTCGCCGTCCTCCAGCAGGTCCTTGTTCTGCTCGTAGGCGAACTCGCGGGCTAGGTTCTGGGCGCGCATGATCTCGGTGCGGGCGATCACGCGGGCCCGGTTGGTGTAGCTTCGAGGGTCGTTTTTGCTGCTGATGCCAATGATGTCGCGCACCCGGCGGGCCGCGGCCTCGGCGCCCTCGCCCTGGATCAAGGCCTGGGTCAGCTCGTCGCGGATGTCGGCCGCCATCGCGTTGGTGATCAGCCCGATGCGCTGGCTGAACATCGCGCCCTTGTAGGGCGTGGCCGTCAGCACCCTGACCGCGTCCTCGGGGGGCCGGGCGTAGGTGACGGGCACCGTGGGCGGGGTCGCTTGGTCCAGCGTCCAGGCCGTCTGATCGTAGCTGCCGAAGAACTGGACCGAAGCGCCGCGGCTGATCTCGCCGTCGGCGGCGGCCTGCAGGCGGCCCAGGGTCTCCTCGACCGCCTGCAGAAGGCCGCGCAGCCGGCCGCTCTCCTCCCACTGCTGCAGCGTCCAGCCCTCGGCGTCACCGAAGCGCGAGAAGATCTGCGCCACGATGTTGTCTTGGGCCAGGCGGTAGGAGTCCATGAGCCGCCTGATGCTCTCGTTTTCCTGGCCTCGCAGCACCTTCATGGCCTGGGCGTACAGCCGGTCGATGATCTGCCGCTGGGTCAGGAAGCCGCCTTTGGTCGCCGCTTTGACGCTGGGCATGGCTCAGCCCTTCTTGCGGGGGCCGCGGGCTTCCCTGGCCGCGGGCTTGCCCTTGGGCGGCTGCTGCTCGTCGTCGTCCTCGTCGTCCTCATCCTCCTCGTCGTCCTTGGGCTTGTCGCCGGGCTTCCCGCCCTGGGGGCCGCCCTGGCCGCCGTTGCCCGCGGCTGCCCCGGCCCACTCGGGGTTGTTGCCGCCCATGTCCGCCTCGGCCTGGATCTGCTCGGCCTCCTCGCCGGCATCGTAGTCGGTGATGCCCAGCTCCTTGGCGTACATGGTGGCCGCGCGCTCATGGCTGATGAAGCGGGCCGCCTCGGCCTGGATGATCGCCTGCAGCTTGGCCGCCCGGTCCTCGCTGGCAGGCTCAGGGAAGATGATCTCGAAGCTCTTGTCCGTGGGCTCGGTGACCAGGCTGCCCGTGAGCAGGGCCGTGGCCTCGAAGACCAGGGCCTTCCAGTCCCGCTTGAGCATGGCCTGCTTCAGCTTGCCCAGCGCCGCGGGGCGCACCTGCATCTCGGGGATCTCGGTGTCGGTGGCCATGACGTACTCGGCGATCTCGCGGATGTAGCGCTCTACCACCTGCTGCTTGTCCTCGATGTTGCGGCCGGCGGGGCCCTCCTTGGTGCGGGCCGTCTCCTTGGTGCTGCCGGCGGCGCTCTCGCCCAGCCACTCGGGGGCGATGCCGGCGCCCACGGCGATCACGTTCTTGAGCTGCTCGCCGACGTTGTCGCGGCCCTGGGTGCTGCTGGAGGTGGGCTGCAGGAACTGGTACTCCACGTCCTTGTTGTGGATGCGGGTGCTGCCGGCGGGCGGCACGCGGGTGACGTCGTTGTTGGCCGCGATGGCGTCCACGTCGGCCTGGCTGCCGTCGATGGCGATGTCCAGGGCCCAGCTCTCCTCCATCTGGGCCTTCACCACCTTGGCGTTGAAGTAGTCGCGGAACCGCTTCAGCCAGCTCAGCACCGCGAACAGGTCCGAGCGCCCGCGCTTCTCGCCGGGGGCCACATTGATCTTCACGTGGACGACCTTGGCGCCGTCGATGTCGTTGATGATGTACTCGCTGCTCTTGTCGCTGCCCTTGTAGGTGAGCTGCCACTGGGTGGGGAACTGTTGGTGGTAGTAGAGCGCCACCTCGGGCGTCTCGGGGTCGGTGACGATCTCCCAGACGGTGCTGGGGTCGATCTGGGCCATGCTGGGCTTGCCGTCGGCCGAGCGGGTCTTTTCGGTCATGATCTCGCCGGCCCAGATCAGGGTCTCGACGTCGGTGCGCAGCTTGGCGGGGAAGTCGACGCGCTTCTCGAAGGCGTCCCAGGCCTTTTGGCAGTCGGGGTTGCGGAACAGCAGCTTGACGCCCTTGCCGATGATGTAGGCCCGCAGGGTGTTGACGATGGCCTTGCCGAAGGGGTGGTGGTTCTTGGCCCAGAAGCACTTGGCGTGCATCTCCAGGTAGTCGTAGAGGTAGAGCTGCTTGCTGAAAGGGCCGCCCATGAGCGGGGTGTACTCGTCGTTGGGCGGGCCCACGACGCTGCCCGTGGTCATGTCGTCGCCGCCGAAGTCGAAGGCGGACAGGCCCAGGGTCTCCAGCAGCTTGGCCGTGGCCCAGGGCTTGCTCTCGGTCAGCGCCTTGAACTGGGCCGCGCTCTCGATGCGCTTGAACTCCACCACGTACTTGGTGCCCTCCTTGGGCACGTGGCGGTCGCTCTCGCGGGTCTGGGCGAAGCCCAGGCTCCAGCCCTTGCGGCCCTTGGTGGCCTCGGCCATGCGGCCATCCTTGTAGGCGCTGACCACGGCGAAGCGCCCGCGCACGGTCACCTTGCCGGCGGCCAGGGCCTTGCTCTCGATGGAGGCCCGCTTGTGGAAGTCGAAGGCGCTGATCGTGGGCTCGGTGAACTCGGCCTCGGGATTGTACTCGGGGGCCTTGATGATCTTGACGTGCGGGCGCCGGGCTGGGGCCGCAGCGCGGTCCCTGGGGTGGACCAGGGCCTTAGGTGTCTTACGCATGGGGCTCTCCTTCAGCGGCCGGGGCCGCGGGCTTGGGGGTCTGCAGCTTGTTCAAGAACTCGGCGTATTGGGCGTTGAACTCGTCCAGCCAGGTGCGCTGCTCCATCACCTTGAGCGGCGCGGGCAGCTTGGCGGCGGCGTAGGCCGTCAGCTCGGCCTGGCTGAGTCGGCGCGGGACCTCGACGGTCTGCTTGCTCAGCAGGAACTCCAGCATGCGCTCGATGCGCACCAGGCGCAGGTGGTCGATGCCGCCCTTCTCGAACATGTCGGCAACGGCCACGTCGATCGCGTTGGTGCTGCCCTTGAGGTGGGCAATGATCTGCTCTCGGTTCATGGGTCTACTCCTCGTAGTGGCCGCGGGAGCGCCGCTGCCGGTTGACCAGGATCTTCTCCGCAGGCTCGCGCCACTCGGTACGATACCACGCGCAGAACTGGGTGAACATATCGACTTGGTCCGCCAGCTTGCCCGTGGGGAAGGCCGCCAGCTCGTCGATGAACTCGGTCAGGTAGTCGGCGCCCTCCAGCAGCAACACCTGCTTGGGGTCCCGCTCGCCGGGCTCGGGGGCCTCGACCATCCCGACCACGGCGTTGGCGCGGGTCAGCTTGTCGCCGGCCGGCTCCACCGGCACCAGCACGCCCCTGGGCAAAGTCTCGGCCAGCTCGGGCAACAGGTCCTTGCCGCTGGCCTTGTCCTCGATCAGCACCCGGTAGGGCGTGTGCTTGTTGTAGCTGGCCTTGGACCGGCGCTTCAGCTCGGGGAAGGCCCACCAGCCCTTGTCCACCGTCAGCAGGACAGCCTTGCCGCCCTTGAGCACGGCGAAGGTGCCGATGACCGACCGGGCGTTGGTCTGCTTGCTGCTGAAGGCCGTATCCAAGCTTTGCACCCGGCAGATCATGCCCTCCTTCACCTGGGCGGCCGTGGCGTAGGCCCAGGCGGCCCGCTTGAAGATCTCGCCCTCGGCGGCCGTGGGTCGCTGCTGGTAGAGCGCGTTCCACCAGCGCAGGCCGCTCTTGCGGTAGCGGGCCTTGATGCGGGCCAGGCGCTCGGCGTCGAACTTGCCAGGCCAGAGCGCGCCGCCCAGGGGCCGGGGGTCTCGCACGTACTTGGGGGCGTTGGCCGCGGGCTCGGCCATGTCCTCGCGCACGGCCTCGAAGCGGATGACCACCCAGCCCTCGGTGGGGTCGCCGGCCTCGGCGGCTTCCTTCTCGGCCTGCAGGATGCGGCCGATCAGGTCGTCCTCATGCCAGCGGGTGGCGCAGACCACGATCGCGGCGTCGCCCTCGTCGCGGGTCAGGAAGGTGCTTTGCCACCAGTCCCAGATGTTCTCGCGGATCGTTTCGCTGTCCGCTTCCTTGGGGTCCTTG